GCAATGAATGACTGGTATTGGGTGTCCGAAGAAAACGCGCCATCAGCCGCTTCGAGCAGCGGTTGCAGCATGCTGTTCAACTGATCGGCATACCCGGTCAAGGCATCGCCGTCGGACCCCACGGCCTTCGCATAGACGTCTGCGAAGTCGCTCTGCATGACCGCGAACTGGTCTTCCGGGTCCAGTTGGCTGACGCGGTAGTCCTTGACCGTCTTGCGCAGCGCGTCGGCGCCAGCTGACAGGGCCTCGGATAGAGCTTTCTGCGCCTCGTAATACTTCACCGTCTGGTCGCGCAGGTCGCTCAGTGTGGCCACCGACTTCGTGGCGTCCAGCGCGAACTGCTGCAGGGAATCCGAATACGCGAGCTGCTGGGTTTTCGCGTTCTTCGCGGCGGCTGTCGCTGCGGCCTGCGCATTGGCAGCGTCGACAACCGCCTTTGCGTAGGCCGCCTGAGCCTGCGCCACAGTGCCGCTATCCGGAGCGCTGTTGCTGCGCGCCATGGCAGCCTGCAGCGCCGCCTGCGCCGCGTCGTAAGCCTGCTGGGCGCCCGGCAGCTGCGCCTGGGCAATGGAACGTGCCTGATCCAACTCTTCCCAGTTGCCGCTCTTGTACTTGACGGTCTTGGGCGCATGAATATCGTTCTGCAGCTTGTAGAGCAGCGCCAGCGCCTGGTCGGACTGGTTTTGGGCAGCGGCTACATCCGCCAGCGCGGTATCGTGCGCGGACTGCACCGAATTGGCGTATTGCTCCGCCGTATTGCGCGTGCTGACAGCCTGACCGGCCCAGGCATCGGCGGCATTCAGTTGACCCGCGGCTGCGACGACGCCGGCGTTGCTGGGCAACGTGGTGTTGATGCCTCCTATTGCATCCCGGATCGCCGCTGGCGACATGGGCGCCGGATCAAGAATGTCGCGCGCCGACTGGCGCACCGCCATGCGCTCGTTCCCGATGGAATCGATCAGCGACTTCATGCGGTCCGCCAACTGCTGGAAAGCTGCATTCAGCGTGGAAACAAACACGTCCGTGTCGACGTCGGCCAGGGCATCGCCCATTGCCTTGAAATCGATGATGGTGCCGCCCAGGCCCTCCTGAAGTAGCCCGATCTGCTCGCCCAGGTCCATGCTGGCCTGTTGCGCGCCGGTAAGCGTGCCGTCTAGATTGGTCGTGGTGCCTTGGAAGTCCAGCAACCCGGAGTCCAGATCCAGGAAAAGCCGCGATATCTGGCCCGTGACGGCCGACGATTGCGCGAGGGTATCGGCGAGTACCAGCGCGCTGACGGCCGCGGCATCCATGGCAGGCACGACGCCTCCGCGGCCGGTGTACGCGGCCAGGATGCGGGCCGCCATCTCCTGACCTTGCTGGGTGGTTGACTGCACCACCGCGGCAAACTCCGGCGCCACCGCGAGCAGCGCCGCGTAGGCGGCCTGGCCGGAGTCAGAGGTGAGGTCGAGCGCCGATACCATCGCGCGGAATTCGTCCATGGTGTCGGGCAACACGATGTTCAGACCTTTCAACTGGTCGTTCATCGAGGCCAGACTCAGCTTCGCGCGTTCCGCTTCGGAGTAATACTGCTGGTAATACTGCTGCGTGGCTGCAGTCAGGGCGTCCGTTCCGCCAAAAGCGTCCACCAGCTTCGATGCGGTCGCCGCGCCAGTGACCGATACGTCGAACAGCTTTAGATCCAACAGCTTCAGCGACTGGTTTGCCGCGGTCAGGTTTGTGCCCAGGCGCGCCAGCGTGGCCGATGCCGCCTCGCCTTCCTTGGCGAAATCGGCGATGTTCGGTACCAGCGAGCGCACCAGGTTCTCGCCCACATTGTTGATGGCGTCCTCGATGAGCTTTTGGTTCGCGTCCTGGTCGTCGCCGAGCTTGACGCGGATCTGTTCGCTGTACGTGTCCAGCGACTTTGCCGAAACTCCGACCACCTGCGCCATCGCCGCGGCGTTCGCCTTCATCTGATCGAAGGCTGCGCTGGTCTGGTCGACGAAGGAATCATCCAACGCGTTAACCTGCGTTCCGTTCTTGTTGCTACGGAAGAACCCGCCCTTTTGTGTCCAGGGCGTGCTGGTGTAGCCGTTGAACCCCCGGTTGTTGAAGTCGCCGACGACCGTGGTATCGCCATATTTCGTCGGGCCCATGCCGAAGGCGCGGGCAATGATCGAGGAGCCGGAAAGCATCGACGCCAACTCGCCGCTTAGGCCGATAGCGCGAAGCGACTTGTCTGCCCATATTGACCCCGCGAGCGGTCCGTAAGTCGCCACCGGCGACAGCGTTCCATTTCCGGCGTCCCAGCCCTGTTTGTAGAGTGACCGATTGACCAAGGCGCCAGTGATGCCCCAGGCAAGAGGTTGGAGTGCGCTGGCAAAGGTGGACCCGGCGCCCGCCGCAGCACTGCCGGCCGTGGTGGGGCCCGCCACACCGGCAGCCAGGGTCGCGCCCTGCCCCGTCATGCCTAGGGCGAACTGCTGCGCCGCCGTCGACCCGATGGCGCTGCCGATGGACGAGATTCCAGACGCGAGGGTCGAGGTCAGCCCGCCGGCCAGCGCGCTGTAGGCGTTGCGGACCATGCCGAAGACGTTGGCGGTGTTCAGCCCCACGCCGGCCAGGCCCGAGGCCGCCGAGCTGCCGGATCCCGACAATGATCCGAAAGCGCTCGCAGTTGAGGCCAGCGCATTGGAGCCAGTCAGCCCCAGGATATTCGCCGCGACATTCACCACAATCGGCTGCAAAAACATCTTATAGATTGCATCGGCCACGGTCGTCTTGAACGTCGTAACCAGCGAGGTGTTGAACGCTTTCCAACCCTGCTTGCCGTTGTTCAGCATGCCCGCGAAGCCTTGCATGAACACGTTGTTATAGTCGTCGACGGTTCTTTTCCAGTCGGTCACGAAGTCATCGTTCGCCTTTTTCTGGGCGTCCTTGACGTCCTTCTCGCGCACGGCCGTCGCCAGGCGCTGCCGGGCGTCGATTTCCTGGTTGATCAGGTCGATCTCTTCCTGTGCGCCGTCGAAGCCCTGCAACGCCGCCTTCCGATCTTCCAGGCGCGCGATAGTCAGCTGCTCCAGCGCCGCCTTGCTTAGACCGTAGGTGGCCACCTGGTCCTCGGTGACCTGCGCTTCCTGGGTGATCTTGGCGATGCCATCGCGGATACCGTCAAAGTATTTCTCACGCGATTGCAGGAACGCCTGGGTTTCCGTGTTCGCGCGCACCAATGCGCCAGCCTCGGCCGCGAGCGCCTGGGTGTGCTCCAGGCTGGAGCGAACCTGCGCTTTGAGATTGCCCTGCAGCAATTCGCCGATCTCTGCGGAGCGCCGCTCGAATTCGTTTAACTTGCTGGTCTGCAGACCGCGCTCTGCCAGCTCGTCGGCCAGCGCCTTCTCTTCGCTGATACGTGCGGTCAGGCGGGCGGCCTCCGTGTCGCTGCCGGACGGCCCTGTGCCCTTGTCCTCGAACTTCTTGTTGATGGCGTCAAGGGCGGTGCGGTGCGCCTCGTAGACCTGTTCGTATTCCTGCGTGCCTTCACGCAGCCCAGCGATGGCCTTTTCGAATGCCACCTGTTCCTGCTGGAGGGCCTTCACACGCTGCTGCGACGGCGAATTCCGACTGTCGCTGTCCAGGTAATCGGCACGGAACGCCGTCCGATCGAGGTCCTGCTGCTGAGACTTGCCAGCGGCCGCCGTCGATGCTTCGGCGTAGTACTCCTTTTCCAATCGATCCTGTTCGGCCTGCGCCGCGGCGTATTGTGCTGCGAGTTGGCCGGTCGGGCGTCCGCGCGAAGACTGCGCCAACAGCTTATCGCCCAGGTTCTGCACGACACCCGCCTGCGAGGAGATACGGTCCTCAAGGGTGGCCGGCCGGCCAATATCGAGCATCGCGTCCCAGGCGCCCTTGGCCACGTCCTTGACGCGGATCCACGCGTTCTCCAGGGCGCCAAGATTCTGCGCTAGCTTGGGCGCGCGGTCATTCAGGGCATCGGCGTACGCTTTCTGCGCCACAGCTGCGGCCTGCGCCGTCTGCCCCTGCTGCTCCAGCGAGCGGATCTGCGCGTACGTGCTGGCCGTCAGGAAATTCATGCCCTCGTTTAACTTCATCACGGCATCGAGCGGATCCTTGCCCAGGTCGATGAACGCCTTTACGGTGTCCTCGGCCGCGGTGCCGGTAACCTTCTCCCAGCGAATCGCGGCTTCTGCGAACAGCGCCATATTGTCGGCGCCCACCTTCGTGCTGCGCGCGAACAGGTCCAGCACAGCCGCGGCCTGGCCCTGCGTGCCCACCACGCCGCTGATACTGCGCGCCATCTGCTGCAAGTCGCCGGTCGTCTTGCCTGCCAGCGCCCCGGTTTCGATGACCGTGCGGTTATATTTCTGCGCCTCGCTTTCCCCGTTGAGCAGGGCGAGCGCGAGCACGGCAGCACCCGCCGCCGCGACGTTGAGCGGATTGATGAGGCCTAGGACGTAGCTGCCCATGGCGCGCGCAGCCGTGCCGGCGCCGCCGAACATGTCCTTCAATTGGCCGCCCTGCTGCAGGAACACGGTCAGCGGCTTCTGTCCACCCTGCAGACCGACCACGATGTCAGTGATTTGCGCGGGCAGAACTCGGAGCGCAGCAGAATACTGCCCCGCGCTGATTCCGCTCTTCGCAAATGCCGCATCTTGCTCTCGCAAGCGCGCAACAAAAGGCGCAGCGTCCTGGCCTACGCCCAGCTCGGCGGCACGCAGTTCGAGCAAGTCCGCCCGGGTCTTGCCGATTGCGTCGGCCTCACGCTGCAGCGTGGTGATGAAATTCGATCCAGCGGCGACTTGCCGCTCTTTTTGCTCCATCGCGTCAAGTTGCTGATTCCAGAACTGCACGTACTCAGCTGACTTGAACAGACGCTGCGCAGCGGCAGCTTGCTTATCGAAACCCTGGGCCTGTTCCAGGCGGCGCGCGGACTCTGCCGCCGCCGCCGTCGCGGCATTGACAGCGTTCAACTGGTCGATATAAGGCTTGATCACCGCGGGATCAATGGAGCGGCGCCGCGAAATTTCCTCAAAGTACTCCGCAGTGCCGGCCGCACCGGCTTGCAATGCGACCACTTGCCGTTCGATCTGCGACGCCAGGGCCTTAGCCGACCGCTCCATCCGCTGCGACGCTTGAGCACCGTCATCGGCGGCTTTGGTAAGTGATTGGGAGGCTCCGCGCCCCAGATCCTCTATGGATTTCTTGGCCTTGCCCGTCTGCTGCGTGACTTCCGCCATGGTGGCGGTTAGGCCGGACGCATCACCGGTAACGGCTACAACGCCTTCCGCGATGACTTGGGACATATCAAGGATTCCAATAAAAACGCCCGCCGGAGCGGGCTACTTCTTGGCCATTTCAGCCAGGGCTGCGTTTTCCATGACGCGGATCTCGTCTTCCAGATCCTCGTACCGCGCGGGTGACAAGCCCATGCGATCCATCTTGTGAAACAGCACGCTGTAATCGAGGCCGACGGCGCCGGCCATGCCTACACGCCACTGGCTGCGCATGAACAGAAACAGGTTGAGCGCGTCTTCGTGACCTGGCCAAACCTCAAGGGGCGGCCCGGCCACGTCATCGAACGTCAATCCCCATGCCGCCAGTTCATCTTCGCTGGGGCCCTTGGCGTAGAGGGCGGCGCCCAGCTCAGTTAGTTTCCCACCCGGGCCTTGATGATTTCGTCCACGTACGTGGAGAAGATCGCGCGGGCTGCGCCGGTGTAGTTATCCACCAGCTTTTCGATGTTGTCCTTATCGAAGGATTCTTCCAGTTCCCAGCCGCTGGCCACGTCCATCACCAGCGCCACATCGTCGGTCTGGTCCTTAGCCTTTTCCATGAACTCCTGGAACTCGGTCTTCGTGCGGTGTTTGAAAATGAACTCCACGTCGACGAAGCCAGCGCCCGGGATGGGCATCTTCACCTTGTGCTTGAACGTGGGCTGGGGGACGAGCGTGAATTTGATCTTGCCGGCCATGAATCGGTCCTTTGAATGGGTATGCGTAGGGGAATGAGGTGGCCGCGCCAGCGGGGGCAGCGCGGCCAGGTTCGGCCCGGTTAGGCCTGGGGCGCGGCGTAGCGCACGGGGCGCGACAACAGCGAGAACGTCGCCTGCACCGCCATCACTTGGCCCTTGGTCATCGTGGGCGTCTCGTTAAACGACACGTAGCCGTTGTAGAGAATCATCGATCCATTGGGGAACGTGACGCGCAGCGCGCGCACATCGCGCTTCTCAGCAGCCAGCTGCAGGGCCTTGTAACCGGGCAACAGCGGGTCGTCAGCGATGGTCAATTGGAACGATTGCGCGCTCGCCTGCGTCGGGATCTGCGACTCGAAGTCGTTTTCCAGGAAGCTGAAAGTGGCGAACTGCATGTCGCCACCCGACGTCGACGTGTCGGTGACCTGCGAGATCTGCGTGAACGCCGTGATTTCACGCACCGAGCCGGTGCCAGTGCCGCCCGGGTAGATGGTCTGCGACGTCGTGTCAGTGCCTTCGAGCGAAAAGATGCCCGTGGTCGAATCGTCGACGCGGTAAATGCGGCTGTTCAGCTTTTGCCAGCCCGACGTCACCTCGATGATTGCGCCGTCGGTGAGGCCGTGCGCGGCACTGGTGGCGACCGCGGGAGCGGCGTTGGTCAGCGCCGTGACGTTTTTGACTGCACCGTAGGCAGTCGCCAGCGCCAGGATGACGCCATTCGGGAGAGATACAGACATGGGATTGCTCCAATCAAGGGACGAAAAAAACCCGCCAGCGGCGGGTTGGGTGGATGTGCCCCAAGGAGGGCAGCGAGCCTGGTTTCCCAGGCGTTAAAGCGGTTCGAGGATTTCGCTCTCGAGTTCGAGGGTGAGGGAGGTAGCGGCGGTGTCGGTGGCGGAGCCCATGCCGAGCGCGCGCGCGGAGGCGCGGGCCGTGAAGAAGTGGTCGCCGAGGCCAGGCAGGGCGATACGGAAGGCGTATGGGGCGTCCTGGTCGATGGCCGCGCGCAGCAGCGCCTGACCGGGATCATCGATGCGGTACAGGTCCAGCTGCAACGTTTGCGGCGCGCGCGCCACGCGGCGCTGCCGAGGAACACCGCCAGCGAGTGGCGTAAAGGTGGCGGTTTGATACTGCCGGGTCAGCGAGCCGATGGTGCGGACGCCGCGCACCTGCGTAAACGCGAGCGCTTGGTAGGCCGCCAGCGTGAAGGCGGACGGCGCCGTCGCAGTCACATACACTGTCGTGTGGACAAGAGTGGCAGGAGCGGTCATAGGGGCGAATACCAGATGCTGAAATCTTGCTGCGCGCCGAGAAAGCCGTCCTCGTTGCGCGCGATATCGGCGCCCAGCGGCACGCCCAGCGCAGGCGCGGTGCACAGCGCGGTCTTGACCTGACGCATCATGGCCGAGGCCTCCGTGCGTTTGCGGGCCCAAACCTGGACCTGCACGCGAGCGTTCTCTTTGTCGGGCAACGTGCCGTCGGCGAAAACCGGATCCATACCGCCGACCTTTTGGAAAATCACGAACGGGAGCGCCGTGCTCGCCGGCGCGGTGTCCGGAAACACGCGACCGGACACCAGCGGACCCAGCGCGCTCACCATCAGGGTTTCAAGCATTCTGGAATTCCTGGATTTTCTCGGTCAGGCGGCGGCGGCCGGCCTCGACCGCGGCGGTTAGCTTGGCGTCAACGGAAACGCGCAGATAAGGCTTCGCGGGCACGTGCACCGGCGTTTTCAGCGGGCGGCTCTTCACCGTGACCCACTCGCCATCCGGCAGCTGGATAACCGCGTGCCGGCGCCAGTGACCATGCTCGACCAACCACCAGTGCGGTGCTTTGCTCTTGTTCACGCCCACCATGTACGTCTGCTGATCGGGCCCGGACTGCGAATCATCGTGCCAGCGGTAAATTGCGGACTGCAGCTTACCCATCTTCACAGGAACCCTGGCGCGCATCTCGTCGTACAGAACCAGCGCCATGGCGTGCGCAGCGGGCCGCAGGGCTTCATTCTTGATGCGGTCAAACCATTGCCCTACCTGGGCTGCAATATCGCCGTCGAAGGCGAATGCGGCGGTGTTGGCCTTGAGCTTACGAGCCTGCTTCATCGCCCACCTCGCGCGACGCCAGCAGCTTGCACACCAAGTCGACGTATTCCCGGCGGTCCTCGTCCGGCAGCGCTGCCTCCACCTCGTAATGGTCATCGCCATGCACCAGGCGCATGCCCATCACGATGTCGCGGCGGTATCGCATGCGGATGCTGGCTCGCACCACAGGTGTGTCGGCGCCCGCCAACACCGCTTTCAGGCCGGAGCTGTGCTTAATCGAAACCCAGGCCGTGCCGACTTCCACCCATTGCAGATCCCGCTCGTTCGCGGGGTTATCTCGTTGGTCGGCGCGCTGGATGATCACGCGACGACTGAGACTGCCGGCGGCGATGCCCAAGCTACACCCCCAAACCGATGCGTTTGGACTGCAGCAACGCGCGCGCGCCCAGCGGCAGCGCCAGCGCGCCAGCAGACGGGCCCGCCACCACGTCCTCGCGGTTGCGGTACAGGTGCCCCATCGTCAGCAGGATAGCCGCCTTGATGGCGTCATCAACGAGGATAGGATCGCCGCCTGCATCGCCCGCCAGCACGGCCGCGGCCAGATCATCCGCAGTGGCGTAGACCTGGCGATTCAGGTACGCAATGGCGGCCAATTCGGCCGCGCCTAAGTAGACGGAAATGTCCTCGCCACTGTCGGCGCGCAGATGCGCCAGCGCCTGCTCGGTGGTTACCAGCGTCATTGCGCCGCCTTCTTGCGGGCGGCGGCAGGCGCTTTGTCCTGGTCTGCGACCGGGGCTTTCTTGTCGGCATATACCGCGCACCCCAGCTCTTCGACGAAATGCTTTGCCAAGTCGCGCGAGCAGGACAGCGTGTCGTCGGGCGCGAAGGAACCGATGGCGGTATTCGAGCCGAACGTGATGAATTTCACTTTGACCATGATTATTCAGGGCCGACCTCGGCGGCCGGCCCTGCCTCGGTTGGTTACGAAGCGGCCGGGCTCAGCGCGCCGGCGCGCACGGCCCCGGGCACTTCGGCGGCGAGGGCCAGGCGGCGTTCGGCGCGGATCGTCACCAGGTTCTTGGTGAAGTTGTCCGAATCGGATTCAGACAGTTCGACCACCACGCCCTCGCGGTTGTAGACCGTGTACGCCTGGGCGAAGGCGCCGACCGCGACCTGGCCCTGCGTCATGCCCACCGACTGGATGACGGGCACGCCGAAGATGCGCATCACACCGTTGGCATCCACGCTCACGCGCACCTGCCCGGCCTGGGTCGTCAGCAGCGAGATCTCGATATCCGCCCAATCCATGGGGTTGAGCAGAATGGCGTCGGCAGGGTAGCCAGCGTTCCAGGACGCCGCGATGATCTTGCGGATCAGCACCAGCATGGCCAGCGTGTTGCCCAGGGCGCCAGACAGGATGCCGTGGGGGGTGAAGTTGCCTGCGTTCAGCATGCCGGACAGCGCCGGCGCGGTGCCGTTGCCTGCGACCAGCTGCGTCTCCACCTTGCGGTTGACGCCGTAGCGCATGCGGTTGTTCACGTAGGCGGCCAACGCGGCGTTGTCCATCGCCAATTGGCGGCTGATCTTGATCCAGTGCGCCACGGTGGACACGGGCATGTTGACCAGCGCCCAGGTGATTGCCGATTCCGGCTTGGCAGCGCCTTCGGCCGTTTCCGCGGCGTTATTCGTGAACGACACTTCCTTGGTGAACTCGATGGCGTTCGAGGCCGTGGGCAGGGAGTTCAAGAACGACTCCAGTGTCAGCACCTGGGAGGCGCCGGGCACGATGCCCGGCTTGCGGTCCGGCGCCACGGTGGCATCGGAACCGACCAGGGTGTTCTTGACCTCGATGCGTGCCTTCTGGGTGTTGCCGCCCTGGAAGGCCTTCAGGGTGTCGGCCTTGACCACTTGGGCGCCCCAGCTCTCTTCGACGGCTGGGTTATCGCCGGAGGCGACACCCTTCTGCTCCAGCGTGACCAGACGGTCCGCAAATTCGCGCTGCTGCGTGCCCAGGTTGTCCAGGGCGGGCTTGGTTTCTTCGGTGACCTTGCCCAGATTCTTGAGTTCGGCGTCAGCTTTCTCGGATTGGGCGGCCATGGCGACCTCGATCTTCTCGAGGGACTTCAGGATTACGTCGACGGACATGATTTCCTCTGAAATGAAAAAGGCCACCCGAAGGTGGCCGTCGTTGCGGAATGCGCGCTTAGCGCAGGCTGATTGCCGTGGCCTTGGTCAGGATCGCGGCCAGCTGCACCTTGTCGATATCGTCTTGGGCAGGATCCCCCTGCGTCATGAGCGATTTCATGCGGGCGGTCAGCGCAGTCGCCGCCCCTTTGCTGAGGCCGCCTGCATCCCGCAAGAAGCTCTCGAAATCCCGAATGGTGTGGAGGTCTTCGATAGCCTCCAGAATATCGGCGCTCTTCACGCTGGCCGAGTCGATGCGCGCCGCCCCGTCGGCCGGGAAGACCACGGGCGAAACCTCGATCAGCTTGGTCCATCGACGGATGACGCGGCCGGAGTCGGTCTCGTCATAGTCGCCCTTCTTGATCAGGCCGCCGATGGATAAGCCATCGAGCGTGCCGTGCTTCATGGCCGCGTGGACGTCGTTCGCCAAGGACATGCCCGGGGTCAACTCGCCCTCGACATACAGCCCGTGGTCGTCTTCCTTCGCTACGGTGTACTTGCCGATGGGCAGCGCAGCAGCGCCGGACGAGAATGCCCACGCATGCTCCAGGAACATCTTGGGCTTGCCGTTGGCGCGCAGCGTGCTGTCGAACGCGCCCTTCAGGATGGTGTCGCCATGCGCGTCGACGCCGCCGAACACGCTGGCGTAACCGGAAAACTTGCCGGTATCGCCTTCCATCTTCAGGTTGACGTCACTGAGCAAAAGGCTCTTTCGTAGCAGCATCGCCGCCTCCGTTATTGACTTTGACCTTGCCCAGCAAATCGATGGGCAGGAGATTGGTTTGCACTGTCAGCACGTCACCGCCTGGCAGCGGTGGTTCGTTTTCGAGCTGCCGCATTTCGTTGCGCGTGGCCAGACCGTTCTGCACCTTCTTCGAGGCGATCTCGATGCGGCTCTTCGCGTCGGCGCGCAGCAGGGCGTCGATACTGTGCTCGACCACCATGGTGGTGCGCTGCTTGGGCGTCATCACGCGCTTGGTGACCGCCTGTTGGATGCTGACTGTCATCGGACCGAGGACGAACTTGTGGAATCCATCCACAATCTGCTCGATACCGCTGCCCCAGGCCGTGACATTCGAATGGAACACCAGGATCGGCGGCACGCCGTACCAGCGACACATATCCTCGATATGGTATTTCCGCGTCTCCAGCAGCTGCTGGTCTTGGGGCGACAGGGCGAGCTGCTGATACTTCATGCTCGCCTCGAGTACGAACAGTCGACCGGTTCCACCGGCTTCTACATCGCCGAAGTTCTTGCGGATGGCCTCGCGCTGCTTTTCGTTCAGCACCTGGTCGACCATCAGCACGCCGTTGGGCTTGCCACATTTTCCGAACAGCTGGCTCGCGCTGTCCTGCGCCTGCGCCACCTCATTGGTCGTCGCAGCCATGAAATCGAGCTTGGACAAGCCGACTGTGCCGTTTCCCAGCCCTTTCAGGTGCAACACGTTCTCTTCGGCCAGCACTGCCACGTTATCGCCCAGGGTATAGGCATAGACGACAGTGCCGTCCTGCATCACGTACTGCCGCACCTGGTCGGCAGGCATGGGCCACAGCGAGATGGCCTCGCCAGTGCGCGAGTCGCGGTCGATGCGCGCGTACGCATTGCCGCGCAAGTCATGATTCATGATCATCGCCCGCCAGAACTCGAAGGGCGTCATGCGCGCATTAGGGGAATCGTGCAGCAGCGTGTACAGCCGGGAGAGTCGCGCTAACGTCTTCTGGCCGTCGACCCGTTGCTCGTAAGCAAAGAATGGCAGCGAGGCGATAAGGTTCGCGCGCAGCTCGATGCAGGCCCATACCGTGGAAATCTGCAGCGCCGAGTCGATACCGATGCGGCGCTGGCCATCCACCAGGGCGACGGCCGGCACGGGGTTCTGCTCGCCCTCGCTTTCGGTCGTGGCTCCGCCACGGCGCCACCAGCCGAAGATGTTGAGTAGTCGCGCCATCAGTTGAATACCGGGTTATTGAGGAAGTCATCCAAGACGCCGCGCGCCTCGGGGTTCAGCGCCATCAGGTGCGCCGCGTTCAACATCGCCATTACCGGGTCAATCTTTCCGGTGCCGCTGGCTTGCTTCGTGATCAGGATGCCGTTAGCACGGTCCTCCTTCTTGCCGTTCGACACACACCACGCCATCAGAGGCTGGCCGCCATGTAGGAAGGTGCCGCCGAGCAGCCGCCGTTCCACTGTCTTGATAGTTCCGCTCAGGCGCCAGCCCTGCGACACACCCACCAACATCTCGGCGGGAATCTCTGCAGCGGCCAGGTCCTCGTCGAAGTTCACGCCGCTCGGATCGACGCCGATGGCGTCTTTCTCCGGCAGCAGGCCGGCCTGATGGATCCTGGCAACGATGCCCGCCAGCTCCTGCACGTCCTCGCCAATGTTTTTCACAATCACCAGGTCGCCAGCCTTCTCTAGGTCGCGCAGCTTCGGCGCGATTTCCTTGCGGCGGCCCAACACCGTCGGATGTGCCCACGCCCGGCCCCAATGCAGCCAGTTGCCTGTACCGCGCTCTCGGCCAATGGCCGCCGCGCCGAGCAGGTCGTCCAGCCCGCCGCCGTCGATTCCGACTGTCACAACCTCAGACCGCGCCAGCAGTTCGTCCAGCGTCAGGCCATCGCGTCCCTGGGCCAACCAATGGTCAGCACCTGCCCAGCGGTCCGACCGCAGCGCCAGACCTATCTCGACGTTCAGGTGTTTCGCCAGGAACTGCTGGAAGGCACCATCCGTCCGCGCGCGCAGCAGCTTGAGTTGATCCTCCAGCCACTCAGCACTCACCGACCGCCCGATGTTCGGGTTGGTGATGTAGAAGTTCGCCGGATCCAGGTACGCCTTGGCCTCGAGCATGTCGTCCGGAAACTCATACAAGATTCCCAGCGTCTTCGGGTCGATCACCTCACCGCTCCGCACTGACCGCCAGTACGACAACTTTTCCTTGAACACTCCAGCGGGTGAATCGTCGCTCTGCGTGGTGAGATAGATCACCCATCCCTCGTCGCGGGAAATCTGCCCGCCAAGCGCCTCCAGGAACATGGCCACCGCGTTGGCCCTCTTCCCGAACAGCCATAGCTCGTCCACCAGGATCCGACCGGCTTTCTTCCCTGATACCGTGTCGGTGTCCGCCGCCACAACCTTCAACGTGTTCCGCGTGACCAGGTGAGTGATAGTCCGAATATGGTCCTGGATGTGAAACATCTCGGCCAGTTCCTCGTCGGCGCGAATCATCGACGCGGCGGGCTTGAAACTGTTGTCCGCAACTTCCTTGGTGGGCGCGAGGATTAGGTGCTCTTCCTCGTTCCGCCAACACAGAATCAAAGCTGTCAGCATGATGCCGGCGGCAATGGTCGATTTCGTATTTTTTTTGCTTATCAGCAGCCCATACTCGCGGATAAGCTGCTTGCCGGTTGTTGCGTCATAGGCACCGAAGATCGCACGGACGAAATCAAAGACCCACTCTTCCGAGCATTCGCCGAACGTCGGCGCCCGCCACGCGCTGATGGATTTGTCGTAGACCTTCGGCAGATCCACGACCTTCAACTGTTTGAAGATCGCCAGCGCGTGTTCAGCCTGGTCAATGAATATCGGCGCGGGAATGATTGACCTACGCGCGCGCAG